ATTGAAATAATCGTCTCTTCTTCTTCTACCAATCTGCTCTATAGCATACTTGGATATAGCATTTGTATACTGTTTTTCGTAATATTGCAACATGTCCATAGGACCCTTCAAATAGCCATATGCTTCAATTAAACAAGCGTATAACAAACCAGCAGGAAAGTTTTTACTTAAATAAGTTTGTGTATTAGAAGATGATAGCCCTGCGGGTTTAGCTACATAACTAGCTTGAATGCTAAATGTTGTATTAGGGACTGGTGCAAACATTAAAGTATCGTTATCTAAATTTGCATAATATTTTGGTACACCTGTTGCCTGAGTTGGATTAAACTCATCTATAAAGGTAGTATCTCTTTTTTCTAAATATATTTTATCAGAACCACTAGTTATTTGTAATGCACGTATTACCAAAGCGCCATCTGGAAAATTTAAAAATTTTTGACCGCTTACCATACTCGCAGTAGCATATTTTCTATCTGCATCCGTATTTACGTCTCTTAAAATTCTTTCTTCTGCATCTAATATAAAACCATTAATTATTGCAGACGTAAAAACTGTATCATCTACTTCTGTATAATTTCTAATTTTTGTTACTAAATCTGCGTATGTTGTTGCCATAATTATCCTGTAATTGTTATTTGTCCTCCCATACCTATACCATGAATATAGCAAGCATAATAGTATGTTCCCGCAACCGTAGGAGTCCATTGTAAATATCTAGTTGTTGCAGCATTAAATGTTGTTGTGTTTGTATAATTTGATTCATTACTAGTTCCGTCTAAAAAGTAAACAACACCAGACGATATTATACCTGATCTTAAAGTTGATAAAGTGGTTGAATTAGACGTTGAGATAAACAATGGGTGACCATCGTTAGAAGCATTACTTTGTTCGAATGTAATTTGTGTATTTTTAGGTATAGACAATGCCATTTGTCTAGAAGCATTTAAATAAAATACATTACCTGTACCCCCTGTAATATAGAGTGTTCCTGAAGCTACAGTCACTGTGTATGTAATAGGACTTAAAACAGGATTTATCGTAACTTCACCAACTGAACTTAATATATCTAATCTTTTACCTGCCGGTAAAGGTAACATCCCATCAGAGCTAAAAGTTGGTATCCCAAGTGTGCCTTGAAACGAACCAACAGCAACAGTCATATTACCAATATTATGTTGCACTCTAACATTCTGTAATGCTTGTGGATCTGCCCCATATATTTTTGGATCTAATTGTGGTGATTTAGGCTCATACTCAGATACATGTACAAGAGCGCCATTCCATTCTTTAACCATTTCCAAATATGGAAAAGCTTGTCCTGATCTATCTGATATAGATTGAGCGTATTTACCTTTTGCAAATTTTGTCATTATGTAACTGTCGGATAATAATTAGCAGGAGTAATAAATGTGCTAGATCTAGATCCGTCCTCTTCAAGTGCTCTTTTTATTTCATCTTCATAGTAAAGTTTTAAAGCCTGTGTTCTTTCAGGTGTATATTTTTGAGATAAGTAAAAAGCTAAACCAGAAACCATGCATGGTATCCATCTAAAAGGTACATCTGCTGTATTAGTGTAATCTCCTGCGTCCTGTATTCTTTGTAAAGAGTAATATTTTAAATGAGTAAAATTTTGTTTATCAGGTGTAATATACAACGTAATTGTAGGTGAAGCCGTACCAGTTGTAACTCTCTGAACAAAGTATTGTGAAGGCGTTCCTGTTGATCCTTTATTAGGTAAAGACGCATAAGTAGATCTATCAATTTTAGTTAAGGACACATCTAAATTATCAGACCCTGGATTAGCTGTTGTAGAACTATTTGATAAAAAAGCTTCAAGAACATCACTGGCACCCGCAACTGTGGAATATTGCGAGGTACCAGCTGTTAGTTCGAGAGCATTTAATTGAACTTTCCAAAGGTGGACACCACGGTTGCCCCACTCTGAAAATAAAACATTAAGAGATCTTCTTGCTTTTTTAAGATCATAACCAGAGCTAGTTTGAATACCGCATCTTTCGTATGCCTCTTCAACTATTTCATCAATCGATAAATCGAATGTTGCTGTTCCACTGGTAGCCATTGGTCATGTCCTATTTTTTTAATTCTCTTACTATTCTTCTTTTTTCGGATCTAAGGTTTCTAGCACCTTTTCTTGTTTTAGCTTTTTCAGCATCAACACGACCAAGTTCTTCAAGTCTATTCATTCTTCTTGTGTTTGCTTTACCACCTCTTTTCATGTAACCCATTTTATTTCTCACACGAGTTGGCAATTTAGCTAGACCTGGATTTTTTTCTTTGTCTACAGCTTTTAATCCACCTTTTTTCATTTCAGAAGCTCTTACTCTTCTTGCTGCTTCTGCAACACCGCCACCCATCTTAGCCATAGGTTTAGGTTTACCTTTACCAACAAGATCTTTTAATTTTTTTCTCATTCTTCTTACTCTATCTGCACCAACAGTAACTCTGCTTTTCATTTCTCCCACTCTTCCAGAATCAGCACCACCACCTTTACTATATCTTTTCATCATTCCACCACCCATTTTACCCATAGCTAATTGTTTTTTCTTTTTCATAGCTAAGCCAGCAAGCATTTTACCCATGCCACCTTTTATTTTATCAGTGCTTCCAGATTTTTTACCCATCATTTTTTTTGCAGCCATAGCGCCTAACGCACCTAAAGCCATTGCACCCATAGCCATTTTTTTAGGTTTCATACCCATAGCCATTCTTTTGTGCATATTTATTTTTGATTTGTCCATTAAAATACTCCTTTAAAGTTATGTCCTTTGACTGCTATGCCAGTTCCTCTTGCACCGCCATTCACAGATCCGCCTCCAGCTCTATTGTAGACTCTTTTTTTGTACTCTTTCATAAAGGAGCTACCTTTACCTTTTAAACGAATTCCTTTTTTAAGTGTTCCAAATCTTTTTCTTAATTCACCTACTGTTTCTTTTCCAGTAATTCCACCTGCTGCTTTTTTTTCAATAATTAACATAACACCATCAGCTTTTTTCATACCACCCTTTTTCATACCAGGTTTTTTTGGTGCCATTTGCCCAGGTAATTTTGGTTTTGGTGGTCTTGTTGGATCTGTTTTAGGATCTGGATATATTGGTTTTCTAGGTTTTTTTCTTCGTCTACCTGGTAAGCTTCTTATACCACCCATCGCCATACCTAATTCTTTTTTAAGCTCTTCTAATCTTTTTTGTTTTTTTGTAACATTTTCTTTAATTACATTTTTTTTCTTTTTTTTATCTGGCTCTCCAGCCTCTACATTTTTACTTTTACTAAATATGCCAAATCCACCACTCATGAATCCCATATGCTTTTGACCAGTTTTTCTCATTTCACTCCTTTTTTTATTAGTGAATCTTCTTTTAGTTAATGCTTTAACAATTCTTTCCCTTCCAAACCTATCTATCATGTCAGAAATTGTTATTTTTTTCTTAGCCATAATCTCTCCTGTTATAAAGGGCCCTTTTGACGTTATAACTTATGTTATCTCGTTCTACTAATATACTTTCTTTTACGTTTGTTGTCTACCAACCGTTTTTTCTTTCTCATGGCTTTTGATGATCTACCACCTCTAAGTTGACCAGATATTTGTTGTGGTATTTGTGCTCTACTGATTGGCATTAAAATAAGTCCATTGCTTTACCAACTATTGGTTTATATGCAGTTTTACCGTTTTTTTTATATGCATGTAAGTATTGTGCTCGTCTACCCTCTGGTATCCAAGAACAATGAACCCACCCCGAGTTAGGTTCACCGGGTGTAAAAAATTCAAGAATGAGCTGATCTGGCTCTAGGTTTTTAAAAATCCAATCGGATAATTCAGCATTACTTGTACCAAGGACTTCAAAATCGGCCGCCTCTGCCCGTGCATGTTGTGACTCAATCGAGCTACCTATGGCTAGACACAATTTTGGTGATCGGAAACAGCTAGTCACCTTAACCCTGCCAAAGTGATCACGCACTGGCTGTAAAATATTTTCACACAGTAATCTAAGTTTTGTTATTTGATCGGAGTTAGGATTATTATCAATCCCAAGCCTGATAGCTGTGTCTGATTTAATTAATTCTTGAAGGGTAAAATTACGTGTTAAATTCATATTTTATTTGAGTCATTTGGTGGGTTTTGTATTTC